TCCAACTTTGGACGGCTGCTTTTTTCTAGGGACAGCCAAATCCAACTTTGGACTGGTGCTCCAACTTTGGACGGCTGCTTTTTTCTAGGGACAGCCAAATCCAACTTTGGACTGGTGCTCCAACTTTGGACGGCTGCTTTTTTCTAGGGACAGCCAAATCCAACTTTGGACTGGTGCTCCAACTTTGGACGGCTGCTTTTTTCTAAGGACGGCCAAATCCAACTTTGGACGGCTGCTTTTTTCTAGGGACAGTCACATCTAACTTTAGACTGGTGCTCCAAATTTAGTGTGTGGCAGCCCAGGAGTCTCCTACACCATACTCGCCATCTAGTTTGCACCGTAAGCTTAAGAATTCTCCGGCTTGCGTGATGGCATCTGCGTAGGCCTGACCAAGCACCTCAGCGATCTCAGGGGCTGCAGACAGCTGAACTTCATCGTGGACCGTTGCGCAATAGTTCCAACCTATTGGCATCCAGTGCTCATCGACAAGGCCGAGCTTCGGAAGTATGTGAAAGTGGAATTGGTTTGTTGCTTCTTTCATAACAACCGCACCAGCACCTTGCAAAAGCGTGTTGAGGGCTGAGTGCTGGCCGTTTGTAGCGATCTTCCTGCCATCTAAGCCCTTCAGCCACTTCTGCTTTTTGTCGCGGTCCTGGCAGACCTCAATTAGCTTATCCAGGCCCGTGATACCTTTAAGCAGCGAGTTCCGAATCTTCTTGCCGTTCGGTCGCGTGATTGCCATCGGTTTGAGCCCCGCGTTCTTAGCATCAGTTGCATGCACATCAGCGAGCTTTACATCACCAGCCCCATACAAGAACGCGTAGATGAGGGTTTTGGCAGAGTCACGACTGTTTAAGCCTGCTAGCTTTTGCGTGCGAGTGTGTGCATCCGTACCTTCAGAAGCCGTACCAGATATCACAGCCTTGGCATACTCGCCCCCATCCCATATAGCTAGATAGTGCGCAAGCATTCGAAGCTCTAGCCCGGAGGCATCACAGCCCACAAGTTTGTGCCCGTGATCCGGCACCCACACCTGACGCATTCGGATGTCTTTCTTATCCACTTGGCCCATGTTGGGATTAAAGTGGCTCATGCGATGCGTGCGGCAGCCCACAGACTTTACCCGCCCGTGCACCCGCCCATCTTTCTCCAACTTGAGCCACGCGTTCTTGCCACCAGCCAACTGCGACAGCTGCTTCTCTACCCGAAACAGCCGTTTTAAAGGTTCAGCTTCAGGCACTCGAAGATTGGCCAGTACCGACTCATCGATCTGGGGTACCCCGCTCGGAGTGAACTTGCTAGGTTTCCAAGCAGGGTACTTACTGGTCAATCGACGTACAATTTGCAGCCTAGATCCAGCGTTAAACACTTCGCACTTTATTTTGGTGTACGGAGCGCCTTTAGTGATCCCACGTGACTTGTTCTGGACCTTTGGGTCAGCAACCTTGATGTTTGCCCAGCGATGTTCGTTATGGTCCCATGTGGCTCCATCTGGGATGTACTGTGGTGGGAACGTATCACCCATATCACGATCAAGCAGCACTGCCTCCTCAGTCAGTACGCTTTCAAGCTCGCGTGCTTTATCCAGGTCGAGCCTAAACCCGTGAGCCTGCTGTAATGCAAGAGCCCAGCACGTTTGGTGCTCATTGACGATTGAGGGCCTCCAGTCGATGTTTTCGTGCACAAGGTCATGCTTCATCTGCGCCTGCAATTTGTGGTAGATCTTCATATTGATCTCCACATCGCGCTCGCAATACAGGAACATTTCTTTGAACTGTTGCTCGCGTGTTTTTCCGTCTTCCAGCTGCATGGTGAAGTTCGTAAAGTCACCCTTCTCAGCCCCAAACTCTTGGCCGTATGCTTTGATGGCATGTGAGCGTCGTTCTGGCTCAATTAGGGCTGCTACAACGATTGAATCCCAAAGCTGCTCAAACCTTAGAGTGTTGGGATAAAGTTTGTGCAGGGCCCAATAGTCAAACCCAATGAGGTTGTGCGCGACTACTCTGTCAGCTGCAACCAGACGCTCAATACCTGTTTGCAATGATGGGTAGTCATCATCATAATCAGTATAGGTTTGTATTTCGCCCGTCACCGGATCGCCGATGCCACAGGACCAAATGGTCGTCATGCTATCGACAAAACCATCTGTTTCTAAGTCAAAAATCAGGGTCTTCATGAGCTCCTCCGTTAAGGTCTCTCGTAAACAATAAAGCGGTATGGTATTTTTTGAGGTTTAGCAGGCATGGTCACTTTGGTAGCACGCCACTTGTTCTTGTTCCAAGCTGGGAAAAACGCATCTGCATCAGTCACCTTTGTTTGCACTTCAGTGAGGTACAGCTTGTCAACGTACGGGAGTGCATCGGTGTAGACCTGTTGGCCTCCAATGACTATTACCTCGGCGACATCCTCCGCTATTGCTATCGCGTGGTGCATGTTGCGAGCAACCAGGACACCAGGATGGCTCCAGTCAGGGTTGCGGGTCAGTACAATATGAATGCGCCCGGGGAGAACCCGACCAATAGATTCAAATGTCTTGCGCCCCATCAGGATGGGTTTGCCCATTGTTACTGCTTTGAAATACTCCAGATCTTCTGGGATGTGCCAGGGCAACGCGCCCTGCTTACCGATTACATTGTCAGCATTTACAGCTGCAATTATTGATAGCTTCATTAGTGTCTCCAAATAAAAAAGGGGCCTTGCGACCCCTGATGGTTTAACCTCCGATGTCAACAAGCTCGCAGCTGTCACCGCTACATGCCATGGTCTGGCTGCTCACTGTTGTATCTTCTTTTTCAAACTCCTGTAGCCCCGTCCAGTCGATAGCCGTAGGCATATCAGCAAATGCTGCTTCGTATGCTTCTGCGGTAATCTCTTGGTAAGGAGCTTGCTTGTAGGTGTGGTCCGAATGCGGCAGGAATGACACACCTGAGACCTCATCAAAGTGCTTATAAACCCAAGCGCCAACATCAAGCCACTCCTCATTGCGGACTGTGATGGTCACCGAAGGCTTGTGCTCACACCAATGGCGCTGGTACATCAGCCAAATTTCTAGCTGCTGAATAGCGTTGATGTCATCACGGGTCACTGCGCCCTCAGGTGCTTTGGTTGGGAAGCTAAAGACCGTTGTTGTGTTGCCCCGGTACGCGCATGGCTCACTTGGTATGCCCTTAGCCTGGAGGAACTGCGTTAGTGGATCCTTGTTATCACCGCGCACAGTCCTGATATAGTACTCAGAATGGCGTGTATGAATCCCGGATGCTGAATCGACCAGTTGGGAAACTGTGCCCGATGGCTTCACAGCGGTGATGGCTGTTGAGACTTCGACGCCTAGGTTTTCGGCCCAGAGCTCATTAGTATCAATAGCAACCTGTTTAAGGCGCTCCAGGATCCCGGCAGCATCAGGTCCAGTAGAAACCTGATAGTTGTCCATGATGCCTGTCATCGATACACCCAGCAGCCTTTCCTCTGACGTGTTGTTTTCCCAGAGCTTTCTTAAGTATGGGAATTTGGTGTAGGTTGATTGGATTGTGCCCAGGATAGACGCCACTCGAACCTTTTGCTCAAGCGATGCTTCAGTGTCATCAGCCCGGATCACAACCTCGGTTAGGTTGCAAAACTGGTACGGGCGCAAAATGATTTCGCTGCACGGATTGGTGCCAAAGTCGCGTGAGGCGTCCCTGCGGCCGTTCTTACCAGCCTGCTTCTGTGAGGCTATGCGTGAAAATATGCCACGCTCGCCAGACTTAGATTCAACCAGGGCAGACCACTCACGCAGGAACGTTTCAACATCAGGCTTCTCGGTGTATGCCACTGAGTTGTTTGCTAGCCCTCGTTGCGGCTCCATGTCGTACCAGTTGCCAGACTTAGCATGACGCATGCGGTCATCGGACAGGTTAGACAGACTAATCATGGCTGAACGCCTAACGCCACCAGCTACAACCACCTCACCGATTTTGCACATGATGTCATGGCACTGGAGCGAGGACAGGCGACCGCCTGCTGCTGCTTTGAAGGTTTCACAAACAAAGGCAAATAGCTCTTCCAGGGGTGCAGGTCCGCTTGCACGGCCACCAAAGGTTTTGAGCTTTGTGCCTGCTGCGCGTACCCGGGAGACATCCCAAACTGGGACTTCACCAGACCACAACAGCGACATCAATTGGCGCAAGGCTTTTGCCCAGCCTTCTTTGCTATCACGTACCACAATCGTGGTCATGCTGGGAAATAACTCATCAGGCACATCAGGCAGCTTTGAGACATACTGCCGCTCGACAGAGAAGCCCACCCCCGTACCACACAACAGGATAAACATTGCTTCATCAAATGACTTTGGGTCATCGACAGGCAAATAGCTGCAGTTATAGGCACAGGTGTTATCGCGATCCATTGCGGGGCCTGCAGACATCAGGGCACGCATTGAGGGCATAACCTTTAGTTCAAGTATGCTAGTTCTTATTTCTTGGTATGTATCGGGATCAACTTTTTTGGCAACTACGTTGATCATGTAGCGGTCAACGGTTTCTTCCCAAGTCTCCCGGCGTGCTTCCTCAGGCAACCAGCGGGCATATCGGCTTAGGGCTATATATTTTTGGTACTCAGTCATCGTCTCGCTCATGTCTCTTTATTCCTTAAATGTCTGTAATTGAATCCCACGGCAGAGTGCTCGCAGCTTCGGTTGGGGTTTGGTTTGGTTCGTGGTCAACAGGATTCATGCGCCCTGTTTCAACGTTGTATTTAAGATGTCCTGCTGGTCCGACTTGCCCAAATGGGCGGTTTTTCAATAGCCTGAGTTTTGCGACATCAGAGTCGTCTTCCGCTTGCTGGTCTCGCTCGATACCAATGACGATATCGCTGAGCTGCTCTAACGCTGCACTCCCCCGCAAATCCGTGAGGGAAATAGAGCCACCTTCGTTGTAGCTTTTATTTTTGTCGCCTCGCTTAATGTGGCTGACTGCAATAACACCAGCGCCTGTGTTCTCAACCATCTGCCGCAGCTTGGTCATTAGCATGTCTAGGCTTTTGCGCTCGTCGTCAGTGCCACCTGATACCACCATGGACACATGGTCTAAAACGATAAAGTCGCACTCGAGCCCGACAGCCAGATACCGCATTTTGCCAATCAGCTTGTCGACCTCTGACGAGCCAAATGAGTCATAGAACGCAGCAGGCTCAACGACCTTTGAGTAAGATGCTTCCCACTGTTCCTGGGTCAGGATGCTGGACTCTTCCATCAAGTCACCCAGGGGCACGTTGTTATCCAGGGCAACCATTGCCTGCGCAGTTTTAGACACAGACTCTTCAAGCATCACATAGCCAACTTTCTGGCCGTGCTCAGTTGCAAGGTGGTAACCCAGTTCTCGGGTGAATGACGACTTGCCAATACCAGAACCTGCACAGACCATAACGAGCTCACGCTTTCGCAATCCTCGGATCATCTTGTTGAGCTGTAGATATGGAATGCAGCAGCCTTTCGGTGTGACGGCCTGGAGCTCAGCGATTGTCAGGTCGCTGCCCAGCACGATTCCCTCAGGGCTATAGGACTTGGCGTTGTAGACGCTATTTTTGAGCTCTTTAATTAACCCAGCTACCAGCATCTCGTTGGCATCTTTTAAGCTCAGCTGCACAATTTTGGCTTTGCCGGGTGAAAGTAGCTCAGCGCACTCTCGTGCACTTTCCTGCCCAGGTTCATCCATATCAAACATGAAGCAGACCTCGTCGAAGCTATCAACAAACTCGAGGTTCCTGCGAATGGCCTTAGCAGCGCCTGCAGCCCCGTTAGGTAGTGAGACCACTTCCCAGCTAGGTGCAACCGTTGCGTAGCTCAAGGCATCAAGCTCGCCTTCGGTAATAACCAAACGCTTGCCGCCACTCTTGAACTTATGTTGGAAGACCAGTCCGCCCTGCTTCAAGTCGCCAATGACACGGAAGTCTTTCCCAGGGAGCCGGATCTTCTGGGCAACCAGTCGACCCTTGTCGTCATGAATTGGGGCGATGTGACACTTTTGTCCCTGATAGACGCCAACCATGTAGCCCATAGTTTTGCAGACGGTAGCTTTGATTTGGCGTTTTACTAGATCTAAGTACTCGCCATGTATAAACCCCCGGTCTGGGAAGGTCTCGGTGACTAGGGCAACTTTAGGCTCTGGGCTGTCTTGGCTAGGACCCTTGTAAGCGGTGCAAGCAAAGCAGTATTGGTGTCCGTCATCATAGAGACTATTCGCATCGGAAGACCCACAGGCTTCACAGTCGATATGCTCTACAAATGCACTTTCTTTTTGTTCCATTGTGGCCTCCTCAGGTCTAATGAATTGGTGGCTCCGGATTAGTCCATTCGTCACGCTCGGCAAACTCGGCGTTGCGCCACCGGGCAAACTCCGCAAGAGGCACAACCTCGTCATTGCCTTCATCTTTGAGGTGCTGACAAAAATCGAGATAGTCCTCAAGCAGGTCACTTGACTCACAAGCCAACTCGGCAAGGCTCATTTCTATTTGCTGTTTCATATTGATATTCCTAACTTTATGGCTGGTTGATGGGTGTAGTTGGTTATGTGGATATGCTCGGGGGCGACTTGTACAGTCGCTGTTTGATCGATAGTCACGCTACATGGCGGGCACAGGTCTCGCTCTGCAATAACCAGAGCCTGCTCCAGGTGGTTGTTGTAAATGTGCGTGTCCCCTGTTTGGAACGTGAGGTCCCCGGCGATGAGCCCGACTTCAGCTGCGATGAGCTTAAGCAGCATTGCGTGCAGGAAGACGTCACTGGGCAGCCCGATACAAATGTCGACTGATCTCATTAAGCAGATCATGTCCAGGACACCATCAGACACAAACAGCTGGAACGCATGAAAGCATGGCGGTAGTGCCATGTCGTCAAGCTCGATAGGGTTCCATGCGGATACCAAATGTCTGCGCGAGTACGGGTTAGACTTTAGGTTTGAAATTACGCCGCGCAACTGGTCACACTCTTGGCCGTTAAACTCTCGCCACTGCGCGCCATAAATGGGCCCAAGGTCGTACTCGGGGTCAGCATCTTCAATAGCAAAGCCATCCCAGTAGTTGCAGCCCCAAGATTTGAGCTCTTCAACCGAGGTTGCGCCTCTGACAAATGCGCACAGCTCCCCAATGACGCCCTTTGTGTAGATCTTACGATTGGTGAACAATGGGAAGTTATTGGCAACATCTTCAAAGACTATCTGTCGACCAAAAACGGCAGTGGTTCCTGTGCCTGTCCGGTCAGGACGGTTGATGCCATTTTGTAAGACATCCAATATCAAGGCTTGGTAGCCACTTTCGTTTTTGTACATGATGGACTCCTCAGTCTGGTTTACGGGTTTTTGCTGCCCTATTACAAATGTCACGAAGCTCGTCGTCAGTGAGGTCAACTTCGGTATCGGCGGGAAGCGTGATGGACATGATTTCGACGCTCGCCATCCATGCGCCGGCTTTAGCCAACAAAGCGCCTAGGGTGGCAAAGCAAAATCCACATAAAATCAATGCGTAGCCCAGCAGCTTGGCGGGTAGCGATGCGATAGAGACAAGAAGGCTACGCATTTTCAAGCGCCTCCTTTTTGATTTTGCGATCACAATTTTTTGAGTCCAGGCAGTGGTAGCGCGCGTAGCGCTGGCCCGACAAATCCTTTTTGAACTCGGTGATGATTCGAAGGCCTTGAGCACGCAAGCGCACAATGTTCGACGTGATGCTTCGGGTCTTGTAGATCGTTTGAGCCTCAACGCCTGTTATCGAACCGACTTCCAAGAGGTGCCGGGTAAGCATTTCGTCTTGGCTTGTTTTTGGTGCGGGATGGGTGATAGCCATAGGGTGGTTCTCTTATGTAAGTGGGGTAACAGCTGCAACAAAGGCACAGGCAATAGCCAGCCCAAACAGGGTGGCAATTACTCGGCTCGCTTTGGCAGCGCGCGGGTAACGGTGTTTCAATTAGGTTTCCTGAAGTTCGTAGAAATATAAGTTGATGGCAGGTTGCTCATCTTCTAAGGGATCGGCGTAGCGTTTGACGCATTGGCAGGAGACAACTTGAACGTCGTCGTGCCAAAAGTTTCCTGATTTGGTCATGCAGTCCATGGGACCCTTAGCATAGTTGTCAACATCGCCGCGAGGGTGTAGCAGCTTCCCGGTCTTAGGCTTTTCACAGACAACCTCAATAAAGATTACTACTGGGCCATAAATCGGGGGGAAGGAGTTGTAGGCATTTGCATACGGTTGGCTTGCATTACGAAATTCTGTGTAGGGCTTTCCGTAATAGACTCCCCACTTCGAGACTCGGGGCCTTGAAGCGGGGCGTGGTGTGACTGGGAGAACAAACAGACGAACATCATCTGACTGCTCTCTCATTTTCTCAACCGCATCCGCTACTATTAGCCGGACGCCTGATGTCATAGGTCGTCGATGTCAATGGCAGAGCCCTTAGTGACTGGGGGCGCGGTAGCGCTCGGGGCGTCATCTTCCATGCCTTCAGCACTGAAGCCTTCATCAACACCAAATAATGAAGCAGCGCTTGAGCCACCACCACCACTATTATTTTTCGATATGAGCTTGACCATATCCAAATAAAACGAAACGCCTTTCTGCGCGCCGTTATAGGCCTTTGCAGCTGCGGCCACTCGGACCTCATCCCCAGACATAATTACAACAGACTCCGGCAGCGCCATGTTCTTTGCGTCAACGCAGCCAGGTTTACGAGTGGACTTGAACGTCGCGTAAACTTTCCCGGCAAACTGTTCCTTGTTGTTAGCATCGCCATCTTTCAATGGGTTATTAAAGCCAGCTGGCAAGGCATCGCCAAACTCGCGCTCAGCCGCGTCTTTAATTACGGCTTTTAGTTGCTTCACAAAGGGATCATCCTTCATCCAAGCAACAGTGACTTTATATTTACCGTCGGAAAACTCAGAGCCTTCATCAGGTTTGTTTAGCCAAGCGTAATTAGCTACTCCGCTTGTGCTGGTAAAATTTACATATAATGATTTCTTAGTGGACATTGAGAATTCTCCTCATGGATGTCATTAGGGGTTTTAAAAGTTGGATTAGGTCAAATAGCAATACAGAGCCCAGACAATCAGGGCGAGTATTAGCCAGTGGGTGTCTTCCTCGCCCCTCATGACTTAAAGAACTCAACGCTGCCATCAGGTCTAACTAGATAAAATCCTGTGTTGGGTTTGTTGAGTGATTCAACATAAGTGCTAAGAGAGGTCAGACCTGTCAGACGATCGACATTCAGATCAATCATCTCGAGGGCTAGATAAGGGTCACGGTGGTTGACGTACATATACTGCTCCTGATTGGATTGGTTGGGGGTTGGTTGTGATTACTGTCAGGTGTATGCGGAAAGGGTCTTCCATATAACGTAGCTTTATCGTTACATGTCCCTTGTCATGCTTAGCTTGTATGACGGGATGTACGAACGGTCTTTCATATAATGTAGGTTAATCGTTACATCCCTCTGTCTAAGACGGTGGGTTTCTTACAGGTACAAAAAAGCCCCAATTAAGGGGCTTATAGATGTAGCTAGATTTAGTTAGTAGGGGGGTGGTTTAACTCCGAAGGCATTCACTATGATTTTTTCAACATTATCTTCACAAACAATTTCATCGTAGTGATTCCATCGAACATCAGCCATAGTTTTGGCCTCTGTAATCGTATGGGCTTCAATATAGTCAATTGTCGTGTTTGAGTATTTCACATAATAAACTTTAATCATTATTCAACTCCCAACGTTTTTAACACTTTTTCGTAGGTCTCTTGGCCGCTTGAGCTCATACGATCAGCTTCCCATTCAAGATCCAATATAAGATCAAGCAATGCTTGGGTCTTTTTAACACCAATTGCTTTGGCAATTTCATCTATCATCTTCATAATGTTTTCCTCGTGATTAAGTTACTGAATTTTTCTGACCAAAAAGCCGCAATGAAGCGGCTTAAAGGGGGGAGAACTTGAGGGTAACTTACCAGCACAAATCCTTCTTTTGAGTGTTGAGCTCGTGTAGCCGCTCTTGTAAGTCAAACATTGCATGAGTGTTCCAGTACTTTGGGTGTGGTTCCATTAACTCTTTTAACTCAGCTTCTATAATGCAAATGCTTTGGTTTATGTTTTCAATTGCCATTTCTAACTCAGTATCCATATTGTCAAGTGTAATCATGATTGTTTCCTTGTGGTTCGTTGCTTAGTTGATACATCTATTATGTCGAGTAGTACCCCCTTCGTACACTAAAAAACGAGCTAACTCATTGTTTTTTCTGCATTTAATTGCCTAAAAATGCCTTAAAAAGGTTCGCGAGGGTCTAGTAACACGACATAATGTATCTATTAATTAAGAAGTTACTATATATAACCACAAAGGCAACCACAATGATCAACTTACGATTCTTAAATATTAAAAACGAATTTGAATATGTTTCTTTCGAGAACTACAAAATGATGTCGGCATACGCAAAGATCCATAGACAGTCTCCAACTCAAATTTATAACACTGGTCGTAAGCCAACTGATCCAAGGTACTCAGCACCTCTTGCACCAATGTTTTTTGAAAGAATTACTAAGAAAACTATTAAAGTTGCTAAAAAGCCAGTCGCTAAAGCCGTTAACGAAATCACTTACGAAGACATTAAAAAAGAAAGTGCGTATCAAAATGATAGAGGTTGTTGTTCAGTTATTTCAATGGCAACTGCAATGAATGTACCTTTTACTAAAGCTCAAAGCTATTTACAAAGATCCGGTCGTCAAGTAAATAAAGGCGCTTCAATGACTCAAATTGCAATTGCTTACAGACTAAGTGGTCATGAGCTAACCCTAGCAAAAAACTACTTGCTTGAAAAAAGACCCACTATTTCTCAAGTTTGTCGTATGTTTTCTAAAGGCACTTTTGTGTTAAGTATTCGTGGTCATATCCTTACTATTAAAAATGGCGTTCCACAAGATTGGACAAAGCCAAATTCACGTCATCACGTAATTAAAGTCTTTACAGTTGAACAACGACGACGAGCGGATGGCAGCCTATGTAAGCCTGTGTAAATCTTAAAGGCAAAAAAAGACCCCCTCAGAGCAATCTAAGGGGGTTTTTTTTCGCACCGTGTGCGCGTGGTTTTATAGCGGCAAGGTGTTTGCCTTGAATCATTTACACACGGCTGCATAATCTTCTAAGTTATCTGAGCCACATAGCTCACAATGAGGATAGTGAGACTCTTCCCACACAGTCTGATCGCCAATATCATAGCTATCGACTTCTTTTACGTAGTAAACGTCCGCTTCCATAAGGTCAGCTTTGCAACTATTGCAAGTGTAAATGTAATTTGGGGTGGTTTGCTTGCCAAAAATCTTGTCCCAATTGTCTTCAAATTGGGCTTGATTGGTGGTGCGTTGAGCGGAACCTTTGCCGCCATGAGTTTGTCCGTGCATTAATCGCACTCCAGGTTAATAAAGGATGGGGTTGGTCTTTTGGTATAGCGAGCAATTGATGATTTTTCCGCTGCGTAATATTGGCGATATGCTTCGATAGTTGCACCCCAGTCTCGGCTGCTTTCACATTCGACTTTGTAGTCATCAGGCATACACTGTGGAGGGACACAAAACCCGGCATCAACTGGAAGATTAGTAGGGGCATGCCGGCGAAACGCTTCGCGAAATTTAGTGTCGGACAGGTGCACTTTTTTGTAGCGAAAAGTGTACTCGTCACATAAGGCTTCAAAGTGAGCAACAGCCCAACGATAATTTGGCCAGGATTTCCGCAGCCACACGGCCGATGGATGGTTCACATGTGTTTTTTTATAAAGCAGCTCTTCAGATATTTTGGAGCCTAGTTCACGGTGAGCTGTTGACAGCATTTGTGCTGTTTCTAAGATCATTTTCACAACGTGTTTATCGCATTGCAGCTTTGCAGCTTCGATAGGGTTTGCAGATAAAGCGAATATATTCATAATTGACTCCTCAGTCATATTTCAAATAGCAAAAAGCCGCAATTAAGCGGCTTTGGCGTCTTCCATATAACGTAGGTTAATCGTTACCCATAAAGATCGGCATTAACTTGGTACCGTTTGGTGATTTCATTTGATACCTCAACAAACTCACGATGGAGTTCAATCAAAGTGTCGTTTAAATCATTAAGAAGTCGGCCGTGCGTGTCGATTGAAAGACCATTTTGCATGCTAGTGCCACAGTTAGTCATCGATGTGGCACGATTAAGTAAACTTTTGCGAGCTCTTTTTAGCTCAAGTTTAAGGTTACTGCGTACTTCGTACAGACTGTTGATAGTTACGTTAGTTAAATCGCGCATAAAGTAGTCCTCTAATAGTTTATTTTGTACTTCTACCAAAAAGCCCCAATTAAGGGGCAAGGGGGGAGACTTTTGGGGCCCGAAGGGGCAGCTAAATTAAAGCTCAATAATAGGTGACATAGAGTGGCTGCCAAAAGGCATAAAGAACTCGCCATTGTGATTGTGAATCTTAGCTCTCTTAGTTTCTTTAGTGTGCGGGTGGATAAAGGTTACAGTCTTCTCTGTGCGCTTAATTACAGTTACTTCGAAAGTGCTATCGTAGTTAGAGGTAAAACGGCCTATGTATGTTTTCATGATTGTTTCCTTTCGTTTCGTTATTTGATGTAAACATTATGTCGCCTTCCCTGGCGCACGTACACTTAAATGCTAACTATATACTATTTAATTCACAGTTACTGTACTTCATGAGAAAAAATAAGGGGCGTCAACAATCTCGGACATCTCGTACTTACCATGGGCCGGTGGTTTTCTAAGTGGAACCTCAGTTTGGGCCTGCACGTAAGCGTGAAACTCTGCAAGGTTGTCATGGCTAAAGATCTCAAAAGCAACCTGTCGCAGCACACTGTGTAAGAGCCCTATTTCGCTGGCGTGCATACCATAGCTATCGTGAATCATGGCAAAGTCCGTGTGGCCCAGGGCGGCGAGCTTTTCAACCGTCATCTGTAGCATTGCAGCATCAAAGCTATGAATGACATTAGGTGCTGACGACTGATACTGCTTCTGTGCGTCCATGCCCATTGCCTTATCTTCAGCCCAAAGCACGACCGTACCAAAAACAGTTTGAATGCGTTTGTCAGCCTGTTTGTAGTAGGCCTGAGTAACCTTAAGCCCCATTGGTGTATACCATGATAGTGGCAGCTGCTGCTCTGATAGCTTCGCAGCGGTGTCCTGAATGTAGCCCATGATTTCAACAGCCTTGCCATTAACTTCAGCCATCGCTTCTAAAATGCAATCCTTCATGTAATCGGATGCTGTTAGCCGCGACACATCACCAAGGTCGTTGCAATGCTTGTCTCCAACCAGCTGCTTTGCAATACCACGAGCCGTCACGCCATAGGGCGTAGTCATCACGGCACGCTTCACGACCTTGCGAGCTTTTCCAGGTGCATTGTGCAGACGTGCGTACCATTCTTCTGCTGTTGAATTTGTAAAACGATCCCGTGCACAAATCTCAAGGACCTTAGCGGCAACCTCAGAATAAAGGTCAAAGCGTTGGTCGATTGCCCGGCAGTTTGTTTTCTCTGCGCCTACATTGTCACGGCCCAAAAGGCTTAATAGTTGGATTCCGTTACAAGTCCCATCCATTGCCACAGGAATGCGTGAAATATAGTTGCAAGGTTGTGCTACTTCATGGGCGTCAGTAAGCTCTTTTGCAGCAGCTAAAAACATGAGGGGCTCATTGGCCTCAGACCAAAACGTGTGAGTGAGCGGGTCAATACTACTTTCGGCCATGTTTTCCAGGTTAGCTTCAGTCCATGCAACACGCTCTGCAAGACTCAACTTGTCCTTGCCATAAGTATTTGCTGCATGCACCTTTAACCAATACAAACCATCTTCACCCAAAGCCCTACCTTCAGCAAAGCACAGCAGCGACTTGGCCACCTGATCACCCTGGGGGGTAAGCTCCTGAGGCATTGGATAAATTCTCCCACGAAAATCAGCAAAATGTGGAAAGTAGAACTTGTCATGCTGGAGTAGCTTTCGGGCAATCACTAGCTTTCTTGCAAAGGCGCCATGACGACCTCGCTGGCTAGCGATTTCTTCAAGTATTGCAGAGCGCTCTTGGTGATAAGCTTTTCGAGCTTCAGGCGTCATTGCGTTGTAGTCAGCTTCAGCCATGTGTGGAGCTTCCAACGCGCATACAACGGGCACCTCTCCGAGCGGCTGCTTAGTGCCTACAATCATGTCGATCACCATGCACATATAGGGGTTGATTGCCCATGCTGTATTTTGAACCGCCGTGATTGAGTCTAAAAACCGCTGTGAGGTGGCATTCGGATCGTCAGCAGTATGCTTTGACACTCGTTGACTAAACAGGGGCTGCTTTATGTGGTGGTAGCCACCGACAACTTGCCCATCTTCGTAGTGCCATTCCAATGGCTGTATAAGAGTAGGGAGAAGTGCCGGGGTGTTAAGCTCTGCCCCGTCATTCAGCGACTGCACTTGGACCCAGGCTGCTTCGGTAAGGTTCAAAAGCCTTTGCTTTTTGCCTTTGATCATTACCATCTTGTAGCTAAAGACATCAGGATTGCAGTCCACCATGATCTCAATGAGCTTCATGCCGATCACAACCTGATCTGCTCCCCACTCAATGTTGGTATAGGTGTCAAACTTTGAGCGCCATCTAGCGAGCTTTGGCCGTGTTACGTTACCCTTGGCCCTTTCGATTAGTATCTCTGCAAATGACTTGACGTACTCCTCGCCCTCTTCACAGGTTGCATTGTGCTCTTTAACCTTAGCCCGTTCGTTTTTCTTCCAATTCTCAAACATAAGCTGCTGTCTCAAAGCTGCCCCAACATTGTTCGCCAAGGTTGTAAGGGTCAACATATTATCAGGTGAGGTGGAGTGCTTAATAGCCTGTGAAACTACAATTACGGCTGCCTGTTCGGCCTTCACCATACCAATTAAAAATAACCAGTTTGGTGTGTTGCCTGCCTTGCCACTCATAAGAGTTGTCTCGACGTCCTTATAAGCGGCCTTGATGCCAGTCACCGTGTTGGGCGTTGCGCTTTGTATTAGCCGCATCCCGCCCTTGGTATCATTCGGAGATTTATCTGCCAGGGCCTCGCGGTACCGTCGGACCCCCTCTTCGATTTGGTGGTTTTCCCAGAGTACTTCTTTTATTAGGTCTTCATTGCTATGCTGCTTCATGGTATTCCTCGCTTGTTGGTTTTAATAGGTAAAACGGTTCTTACAGGCACGCGAGAGCGCACCAACTGTGTCCAGTTTGTGTCCGATTTAAGTCTAGTATTAGCTTGGTGGTGCGCGAGAACCGCGCGGAGAAAGGCTGAAAGCCTTATATGGCGTGACTTTGAGTATTGCGTAACTTAGTGACGTACAACTGTTAATCATTAGAGTCTCAGAGGTGGTCTTAGTTAGAGGGGCTTGAAACGTATGCATAGCAAGAGTTTCAGGCTTTTTGTAGAAAGGTTGATAGATACAAAGTTGCGCATGTGTGTCCGCTTTGTGTCCTTTTTGAGTAATTCCGACATAGCTCAGTTGGTAGAGCAACGGACTGTTAATCCGTGGGTCCCTGGTTCGAGCCCAGGTGTCGGAGCCACTTAGCTCTAAAGGGTGCATTTGTTTTTCCTAAAATCTCCATGGTGAATAGTAGCGGGGACACGCACCTCTAGTATTCCCCATAGTTTCTCATCTTCGGCTTGCGATAGCTGCAGCAGTGTCAACTCCTCTGGCAGCTTGGTGGCCAAAGCCTTCTTAACAATAGATAGCACTTCACACATATCCACGTTCCTCTGGTTCAGTTAGCCACCAGATCATGTCTGATCCTTGCTCTCCACTTTGCTTTTCCATAAATTGTCCCTTAATCATAAGTGAGTAATAGTGTAAGGGGACATAATAGACTTACTGTACACGTATGTACACAGTTTTTACTAAGTATTAAATTTAATTGCGAATAAAATTTATCTGCAAGTAAAATTAGTGGTAATTGACGGTATTAAAAAGCCGCAATTAAGCGGCTTCAACGTCTTCATATAATGTAGGTTAATCGTTCAGGTGCTGTTAAGCGCGCTTAAAACTTGGGCGCCAATGTCAGCCGTGGCCAAGTGCGCATATTTTTGGGTTTGTATTGGGGATGCATGGCCTAGCATGATTTGAACTTGATACAGCGTTAAACCAGCAAGGACCAATCGAGTGGCATAGGTGTCCCGTAAACTATGGGCTGTCAGCGTGCCAAACTTTTTAGTGACTTCAGGGGCATTTAAGCCTGCCCGGTTTGCAGCTTGGCGTATGCCCTTGGTGGCGCATGTACGATGTGCATTGGGTATTGTGTTATGTGGAAACACATAAAGGCTTTTGTTAGCCCGCCGGGCAAGCAGCTCGCGCACTCGAGGCGTTAAAGGCAGAACAGTGCGATTGCCAGTTTTGCCACGGTAAACAAGGGCGCCCTGGTCGTCCACGTCACTCCACATTAAGCTGACGCACTCGCTTATGCGCATGCCAGTGTCCACCAGTACAATAATAAGGTCTTTTAGTTCTTGTGACTTACAAACGCCAAGCAGCTTAGCCTCCTCGCCCTCCCTTAGATACCGAAATTTAGGCGTGGTCTTTAGCTTCTTTACCTTAAACGTTGGTGCTTGCACTCCCCAACTCTCAGCCCTGTTTTTCATAGTGACTAGGGCCGTTGTTAGATGGTTGATTGAGGTGTTTGCCAAATGGGCTTTGCTGCTTTGCAGTCTAGCTAGCTCTTTTGAGCACAAAGTTTCAAAGGGAGTGTTGCGCTCCCACAGACTGCCATCACAAATGTGTGAGACGTTCCATATTGCGTTCTTGTGGCTGGCAAGTGATTTGCGCCGCTGCTCTGTTACATACCTATCGCAAGCCTCACCTAAGGTAATGCACGGGTCTTTGTTAAAGTTGCGTGCGTCATCAACTTGCTGTTGTTTATAGGCAGCCAAAAGTCGTGCTTCTTTTTTAACAGTAGTCCTGGCGGAATAGCGCTTTTTACCATCAGGGGTCGATAGCTCATACTGCCACTGCTGACTTCCTGGGCGTCTAAAAAGGCGCATCAGGTGAAGTCACTAAGAGACAACAGCTCGTTGCCAAACAGTGCCCTGTACGTGTGTGGGTCATAATATTGTGTCAGCTTTCGAACAAACAGCGCCGGATCAACACCCAGAGTTTTAGCGTAAGCAGCATATTGCTCAGGTGGAACCCGTGCTGCGCCACTTTCAATCTGGCTGATCATTGTGTAATAGCGTAGGCCTAAAGCCTCAGCAACATCCCGTTGTGTCAGCTGCGTCTGAGTGCGCAGCGCTTTCAAAAAGACGCCTGCGTTACTTCGTAAAGCCAGCGACTCCTCATTTCTTTTGCCTTGCTTGTGCATGACAGATCTCCTCTTCTTTCAAATGTTCTATAATTTTATGTTATAGAGTCGCTGTTGTACATAGGCCCGTACGCAAAAAAAAACCCTCCGAAGAGGGCTTAACTACAAAATGATTTTTATAAGATTTATTAATGATGCGCTGTTTTGATAACCAAGGTTGGCAAGTTGCAGCGCAATAATGATTTTGAGGTATTTGTGGCTAGTTTTGATGCCACTGGTAATAGCTGCGGCCGCGCTATTCAACTCGTATCTGGCTTCTAATTTGTCCTTTAACGAGTAACTATTTTGCCTCTCTATTTTCTCAAGTAGATTGGCGTACTGATTTGGCATGGAAGCCTCCTACTTAATGTTGCGCTATTTTGAGCCAAAAGCTTTAACGGATCGAAGGCCAAACGTTGCCGCCACACACCCCATAAAGCACCATTGGTACCAGTCTGGCAGCGTACTCATAACCTCAAAGGCAAGCTCAACCTGGGCAATCATGGTTTGGTCGCCCCAGACAGCCGCATAAAATATGACGCCTAAAGGAATAGTTAACACAATTGTCAAAAACTCATCTTTGAGTGAGGTGGACATGTCGTTGGCACTAGCTACATCCGCAGACCTTTCGCCGGCTAAAATTGCCAGATCTCTAGTAAGCTTGGCATCGCTCTTCTTTTCGCGATTATTAAGCCACTTGGTACCTAGCTTCGTTAGGGCTTTAAATGCTAAAGACCACATATAGATTTTTCCTAAATTTTGTTGTTGTACATTACATCAGCAAGCGTAAGCGCCCGCTGGCCAACCTGATCTGCCCACTTACTGTCGAGCATTTCCACGCAAGCCTGTTTGTAGTCGCCATCGCGCAAAGCTGCGTGCATTCTTTTAAATGCAGCAAGCCTGGTGGCACCTAAATTGACCATCATGTCAATCAATACAGCTTTGCGCTCGTCGCTAAGGGCTTCATAGTACGAGTATTTTTTTAGTAGGCTTTCGGCTTCTGTAATATCATTTGCAAGCAGCGTTGCTGCTTCAGGTTCAGAGATCCCACGTGACTCCAGGTTGCGCCCGTAGCCAATTGTTTGAATTCCTAAGCTATCTGCATAGGGGAATTGTCGGTAGCCTTCATGGACGCGTAGGAGATCCAGGGCTTGTTCGTTTGACTTCATAAGTTAGTCCTTAGGAAACTCTTGCTTTACAGCAAGCAGCGCTTGATACAAGCCGCCGTCAGTAGTTAGGTTCCCGGTTGTTATGTCGTGAAAAAGCAAGTCAAGCTGCTCACCAATGTCTGGATAAGCCATTGCTCTGTTTTGCTGATATGTTGGCGCTGGCCGCGTACCGACCGAAACCCGAACAACAGCATCCAGCTCTGATATGTAGCGGTCTGCATCCATATCGGTAGGCTCTATAGCAGGGTTATGATCGATATAAGGCAACCACCCGGGCTCCCCAGCCATTCCTGACTGGGGGCCTAGTGTCACCTGTTCGGTCTCGTGGTCGTACTTTACAAATAATTCCATAATTACCTCAAAGACATCATGATCCCGGACAAGTTATATATCCGATCATTTGTCCAGTTCTTGTTGGGCTGTGAGTAGGGTATTGCACCACTTCCAACCTGATTAAAAAGCCGAAGTTTTATCTGACAATCAACCGCGTGCTCGGTTGCGTCAGACAGTGCACCATTGATGGCAAACTGGTAAGGGTCATAATCAAATGGAGACCGGAAAAAGAACTCGTTTACTAGCTGATAACTAGCTGCAGGCGCTGGTGATTTAAGTGAGCGATTCGCAGCCGAGAGTATTGGACCAGTGCCTGAGACTGGGTCTCTGACATAGCTTATGGTTGTTTTATTCGTACTACTATTATAAAAGGAATACCACACACTCCCGAGCGTTCTTACATAGCTATAATACTGATCCTGCAACACTGTACCGGACTGGACATAAACCTGACCGGGTACTTGTACCGAACCCATTGCGGGCATATAGCCAGTCGCACTACTTAGCGTTGGGCTCGAGATAATGCCAAGTGAAGTAGCTGACGGCGAAGGGTCGTTTACTTTCATAAACAACTCAAGTTTATAAACGTCGTCGTTTTCAAAGACACCCCAGCCTGTCGCTGAAATATATGGCTTTCGCTTTATGTCTGAGCTCCCGGATGCCGGAATAGTTCCTTCAAAAATAGTAAAACTCGTCGATGCTGTGAGATATGGAATCGTCTGAGTTGTTTGTTTTTTAAAGGGCACCAGTGTGTTGATGTCACCACTGATTGAACTCACATACAGGTTGTCAGCGTTTACATTTGTAAAGTCTAACGTCCCGCCTGAGATAGTTCCGGCTGATAGGCTGCCTGTAACGATTCGTGACCCTTGGATTGATGTTGTATCAGTCTGAATGGCTGCAGTAACTTGGGCGGCTGTTTGCAGATTGGAAATGTCTGGGATGTCAGTTGACAACGCAAAGCCGTCGTTATTGAGGTCCGATAGGTTAAAACCCGAGAGGCTTATTCGGGCCGCGTTAATGGTGCCAGTCGTAATCCGAGCGCCATCAATGACAGTCGTGTCGGCTGCAATTGCTGCAGATACTTGCGCAGCAGTTTGTAGTCCAGTGACTAATCCGTCGGCGTAGGTTTCCATAGCTTCTTGAGCGGCTGTAAGTTCGGCCCCAGTTGCTAGATCCTCCACTAAGCCGTCGGCGTAGGCTTCCAGTGCAGTTTCTACCGCATTGACCGCGTTTGTGATGTCAGTGTCTGTTGGAGCACTTGCAAATAACAAATCGGCGTATGCTGCTGCTGCTGTTTCAGCTGCTGTTTGGGCAGCCGTCAGCTCTGCAGTAGTAGCAAGGCCTGACACTTGTAGGTCGGCGTATGCCGCTGCCGCTGTTTCAGCTGCTGTTTGGGCAGCCGTCAGCTCTGCAGTAGTAGCAAAGTCTGAAACATCCGGGATGTCACTCGGCGACGCAAACGCATCGTTGTTGAGGTCAGAGGCGTTAAGCCCCGAAATGCTAATACGACCAGCGGCGATGGTGCCAGTGGTAATCCTTGCCCCATCAATGACAGTCGTGTCGGCTTCAATTGCTGCAGATACTTGCGCGGCTGTTTGCAGGTTTGTCGTGAGACCATCGGCATATAATTCAGCAGCGGCCTGCAGTGCAGCGCCCTGAGCCGTTGTCACATAGCCTGCCAGATCTGCGTTTGCCACATAGTCCGACAGGTCAATTGCCTCAACTGCATCCGACACCTCGGTCCCAGTAGCGTACAGGCTGTCGTTATTCAGCTCTGAGATGTTGATCCCTGAGATTGAAACCCGTGCAGCATCAATGGTCCCGGTGGTAATCCGTGCCCCATCAATGACAGTCTCATCAGCTTCAATTGCTGCGGTGACTTGAGCAGCGGTCTGTAGGTTTGTTGTTAGACCGGCTGCATAGGTTTCGGCGGCTGACTGAAGCGCCGCTCCCTCAGCTGTCGTGATGTAGTCTGATAGATCCGGAAGATCATCGGCTTCGAGATACGAGGAAAAGTCGAGCGCGGCGACAGCTGCAGCTGCAGCTGCGGCATCGGTAAGAGCTTGTGCTGCTTCAAGCGCTGCTGCGTCCGCTGCGGCCTGTGCGGCTACAGCTGCTGCGTCAAGATTAGTCCCAGCTGTTAGCGTGCCAATATTCACTACAACTACGGCTGAGAACTTACCCACTGTATTCCGATACCTCACAGCAATGTTGTACAGCTGCACGTCTTGAAGCCCCGTGATGGTATGGCTTTCCGTATCGGCTGGCAGAATCGCCCATGTGTAGACGCTCTCAGCATTTAGCTTGTAACCAACCTCAATACATTCAACAGCGGAGGTGCCTGTCGGCAGCTCATCCCATGTCACCGTGGCATCGGTGTGTGCTGTACCGTCATCATTGAGTCGCGTAGCTGTTGTTGCAGCAACATTTACCATCGCAGCTGGTTGATCAAATAGACTAGGCGTCATATTTAGCGCAGCAGCCTCCGCATCCTCATCCCCAACGCTCCAGGGATAAATGGTTGCATCATAGATTTGGCCCTTTACCGTGACAGTAAGGTCTGCATTCATTGAGGTCTCGCGGACCCGATAGAGTTTGTTGACAATATCTAGCGCGTCATTTGAGACCGTTATGACGTCCCCAACATCTAGCGCCATTGCCTGTGGCTGCGTTTTGAAAGTTATGTATTCCTGACTGCGTGAGTCCCTCACTGCAAATTCAGCCATGTCTCGTGCCTGATACATGTCAGTGACACCAATCAACTCAAATTCACTGTGCAACTCGTCGTCGTTGTCTGCAGAAACATAGGCCTGATGAAGTGCGCTGCCTGCTGCGGGCCAACTAACTGTGTCGTCTTGGTAGCCTTTGTTTTCATTAGGGAACTTTATTGTCGCCCGGTTTAACCGTTTGGATCTGTCTGCCCAGCCTAGATTGACACCGCCGATGATGTTGTCATTGCTGAAAGACATGACAGAGGTGCCCTCTTCTTCCATCATCAACCGATATTTACCATTAATAAAAGGCAGCGAGCCTTTCATTGTTTTGAGTAGTTCTTGGCAGTTGTCGATGGTTGAATTGTCAGACTCAAGGACAATATTTGTGGTGTAGCGCTTGCGTGAGTTTGCAGGCTGCCCATTTCGGTATCCGGGGAAAAACCCACCGACCGGAATAGAAATCATTGTCCCTGTCTCAGGGTCGTAAAAGCTTATCGACTCTTGCGCGGTCGGCTCGTCTGGTAGGTCAACCATAGTGTCGCAGGAGTTGGCTGCAGCAATGAAACTGGGTATATCAACATCGTTTACTGAAAGCGCTCGACCATAATCTGCCAGTAAGTAGTCCAGCAGACACAGCGCCGGGTTATCTGACCATGCTTTAACTGTTGGGCTGTTGAGGTGCGTGCGAGGGTCCCACACCTTGAGTCCCTGAATCTCAGCAGTAATGTTGGGCTCACCTTGAAACTCTGGGTCATCAGGCTTGTAATAAAACCGACACCATGACCACGCAAGGTCCTGCGCTTTCATGCTTGAAGTGATAGCCCCATGATTGGACCGAAGCGCCGAGAACATCGTTTGATTTGGGTTCCCGTGCTTTGTAAGAATTCTCGCCCATGCCTTACTACCATTTGAAAACCGAGCGTGCCCTGTTTTGTCCTTGTCGATTTTATAGTTGCCAATTGAGTGCACCGGGCCCTGACACCACACATCCAATCTGTGCAAATAGTCACTGTGATTTTTGGTGTTTGCGGTGCTCTCTCTTGGCGATATGTAGGCGCTGTCCCAGCCGCTAGTTTGTGGCATTGCGTATCTGGACACGGCTTTCCAAGCATTGTCTGTCGAAATTCGCCTCTTTCCGTAAATCATTTTGATCGGGTTAGAGCCACCACTTTTGCTGAGCATCATGCCAGCCTGTTTGTCCTTCATCTTTTGCTGCATGTTTTTCATCAGCTGCGCTGCGCCGACGACGACAGCTACTACTGCCGCAATAACCCATCCAATAACCATTGTTTAGTCCTTACCGTTTACCCCATGCGATGTTGCTCATTTCGTCGTGGGCATATTTAAAAAAGTCGTCCCCCGGGTGGAGGTCCTGCTGTAATTTGTTTGAGCTGTACCTCCCGGACATTTGGTTGAAACTGGCCCAGTGGCTTGTCAGCTTTACAGTGAGATTTGAATTTGAACCGTTTTCTCGAACACTAAAGCTATCGAGGCTGCCCTTGTATAGGATAATAGGATCACCTTGAATCACATCGTCAATCAGTAACACCAACTTGATTACAGCGGGCAGCCCCCGGTAGCTTCCAGCAGCGTAGGCCTTCGCCAGTGTGTTTGTGACGTTACTGAGCTCGAGCGTGTAGGTCGCAAGATTTAGCTCTTGGGTTTGGTCGATGTTTGCGAATTTCACCAGCAGACCATTTGTGAGATAGGTGTCGCCACCGACGGTAAGGTCAGAGCCGTGGTTTGTGTAGCGCTGCCCCACTGGCAAGTCCACCAGATAGGCATATTCAAAATGATCGGAATTGAGCGCGTTGAGAAACGCTGTCGAGAAAGTCTGCATCAGAGTCTCTCCATCACATCAATTTCAAAACGGACCAGACCGTCTCGGCTATATTCGATCGACTGGATGTCGCTTTTTAAACTCACGCGCATATATACGTTGTTGGTTACAGCAGAACCACCACCTAGTTTTAAAGGGTAGTCCCCGCCGTTTGTTTTACGCATATACAGTTTTGTGCTGTTGGTGTAGTTGTAGTATTCGCCAACGCCTGTGGAAGATGTTCCGAATACTGGTATTTTAATAAAGAACACGCCAGACATCCCGGCTTGCTCCATAAGAAAAGCATGAATCGTTGAGAACTCTGTGCGAGTCATAGGCGGGTAAACCAGCGTAGCCTCGAATCTTTGGCCGCCGATTTTCCGAGTAAGAATTTTGCCTGACAACGACTCAGACTTTAGAGTGTTTACCTTTGATGTAATTTTAAAGGAGGCAGGCTCGGGGCTGACTGGTAGTAGCGGTGTTGGCATTAAAATGCTCCTTTTTTAAAAATAAAGGCTCACAGATTGGCCCGTGTCACACACAGCAGCCTATGCCCTGATGTTTATATAGGTCAGGTGCTTTGTGTGACATGGGGTCTCTGTGGAGCTATTTGGCTTTTTGAGGCCTAAAACGGGCTGTTTTGCGCCGATTCGTTGTAGATTTCCCTAATCATTCCCTCAAACTGGCCACGGTTGTTTCGCAGCATTGCTTCGACGTTCTCAGCATCTGAGCCGCTTACATTGAAGTTGAGGGTTGGGTTATTAGTGACCTGGCTCTGGTTGGCGTTGCCAAGGAACTGCTTCAGATCACCGTTTAGCCTGCTGTCAACAACCCGCTCGCCTTTATCAAGCAAGTAGGTCCCTTCCCGGGGCACACTATCTATACCATCGTGAGCCTGACCGGTCAGTGCTGCAACTTTTGCGACTGCTGTCGTGGCGATGATCCCTGCTGATGCAGGTGCTGAGTTTGCACCAAAGGACGCAAGCGATGCCATTGCAGCAGCAGGTGCATAGGCTGCAGCCATAGTCGTACCCGCAGCAACCGACGCAGCAACACTGGTTGCAATGCCTGCGACTTCCATAGCCTTCATAAGCGTTTGCTGGAGGACCCAGTTCACACCCATTTCTACAAACGAGCCAATAACCTTGTCCAGGATTAATGATGCAATGCTTTTCAAGCCATCCTTTAAAGAAGTGACGCCTTTAATCATGTTAGTAAACACATTAGAAATAGGCTTGGCCATGTCCTCAAAGGCACCCCGCATAGTTTCTGCGGCAAGCGTCATTTCAGCCATTTTTTCAGTGCTCAATCCTGAAGGCGTTGTGCCCGCCGGATCAACGCCCGCTTCACCAAAGTCTGGCGAACCATCTGGATTTACCGGGTTGCCCGGACCTGAGTCCGAAGACGTAATCCCCAGCGCATCTTCTAGTGGCTTAAAGCCAGCAGTGCGTTCCAGGATGGCGGCTTTAAGTCGATCAATATTGCTTTTAGTTTTTTCAACATCAACTTGAAGAGTGATTGGCTCAATGCGGTCCAGGAAGTCAAAGCGATCCGCAGCCTTGTTCCATAGGTCAATTGCGTCATTGACAAAGTCTGACACTGTAATCAGCATCATATTAAAACCTTCTTCCATGAATAGCTGTAGGTTCTGCACTGCAATGCCAATATGATCAATCGCGTTGGGGATACTTACAGTGAAACTTTTTAAAAGGAAGTTTTGTACTGCGCCCCAATTTTCATGGATTTTGCGCGCTACGTAGCCAAATACAATTACTAGCGCTGTTAGGGCGGCACCAATTGGGTTAGCTATGATGATTACTGTCAGTGACTTAATGGCAATACCAAGCGCTACGATTGCCGGTATTGCAATGGTATAAATAAACTGCGTTGCAAAGACTTCAAGGTTTTTACCCAAAAAGTCGAGACTAGTTGCCAGCGTTTTTGTAAAACCAAAAGACTCATCAGCACTAACTGCCATTTCTGTAAAGCTGTTCTTTACAGTCATTGCTGCTTGGCTTACTGTAAGTTCCATCGTTGATACGGATTTGCTCGTACTATCAAAGGCTGCAATAAGAATAGGCATAATCTTAGCAGCTGTGAGCTTACCATCTGCACCCATTTGCTTCAGTTCACCACGTGTAACGTTGAAGCCTTTCGCCAACTCGCCAGCTAACACGGCGTTGTTTTCCATAACAGAACGAAGCTCATCGCCGTTTAATTTACCGGCAGCTAAACCCTGCGCCAACTGCCTTGCGGAGTTAGCAGCTTCCATAGTGCTTGCACCAGACAACAAGAATGTGTTGTTAACGGCTGCAGTTGCTTTTGCCAGCTCTTCCTGGTTAATGCCCAGATCTGCGGTTGCAATAGCCATTTTAGTATAGACATCACCTGTGGCTGCGATGTCGCTGCGCGTAACTCTCGCAATAGTCGCGATGTCTCGCATTGCTATAGCTGTTTTGCGGGTGTCTTTTGTAAGTGCAAACATCCTGTTTTTTAAATTTTGCATTTGGTCAGCGAGCGCAATCATTGCGCCACCACCAGCAAGTGCCATAGCACCCGCCATAAGGCCTACCGCCTTTGTAATTTCCTTAAACTGCTTTGCTGCCCTTCTTTTAAATCGGGCTGTCGCCTTACCAGCTTTATCAAGCTCTTTTCTGTAGCCAGCAGAGTTCGCGACCAAGTCAACACTTAGTCGTGCTAATGTAGACATAATTATTTCCTTTTGTTTCGCCTGCTCTGTGTCTTGGCAAACTTTTCAATTGATTGGCGTAGGGTTCTGCGGAATCGCATAAACACGGGTTTTTCTTTGCCGCGAATTGCCGGACGTATAAATGGGCGAGCCTTAACACCGCGATCATTTTGTCCATACTCTATTTGTAGGGCTTGGTAGCCACCTCGTTCGCGATTTCTTTTGCCGTAGCCCACATTGATTGATGTGACCATAAATGCATTTTTGCCAAGCTTCTCAAGGCGGGCAGGCGCGGAGGTACTTGACCAGCGCACCGACGCCTTAAGACCTCCAGACAACTCCGGAGCATTCCGCTTGATTTCTTGGAAGTTTGGCGTAAGCGCTTGCTTTGCTGCCTGGCGTGCCGCCTTACCTCGGATGTCACGATCAAGCATTAGTAGCTTTTCATTGAGTTCGCTAAGTCCGCTAACCTTTATTTTTACATAGTCTTTATTGGCCATTGCTTTGCTCCGCTAATGATTTGAATATAGCCATTTCGGCCTGCTGCTTTTTGCGGCGATCGATCATAGAGATCTCGCGTGGCTGCTGATAAATTGCTATGAAGTCTGTAGGGAGTAATGCTTTTTTGTAGTTCCCGCTGCTGTTTGCAACGGCCGAGGCAATGAGACCTGCCCGATAGTCGGCGCGATTTTCCCCGAATGGTTCCAGGGTGCTATACGCCATCCATTCGGCCAACTCAAGGCTGCTTATACGGTTTTCTAATTCTCGTACTGTGCAACCAAGGTGACCCGCAAGCCTGAACTTAAACCTGCGGATCGGATCTCTTCTTAGTTTCCCTCGAGCTCCTCGACATCCTGGTCAGACATTCCTGACATTTGTCGAGCAACGTCAAATAGGCGATTCATAACCTGTGCATTTTTTTTGCCTAATTCAATAGCATCGCTATCTTTAAATAAGCGCTCACCGTCGTCTGTACATAGGGTTAACACTACAAGTCGAGCTCGCAAGTTTTCTAGGTTGGCCGCTGCGCCAATTGACATTTCAAAATGATCCCGCTCTCGAGCCGTTAGGCCTCGCACGTACACGTCACCCCCCCACTCAGGGACTGGTACTTTTTTAATATCAAGGTCTACAGCTTTAAAAATACTTTTTCTATCTAACATTTTTGTCTCCAAATAAAATAAGAGACGACTCCCTAAGCGGGAGCCGTCTGAGGTACTACTTAAGCAAGCGTAAATGCGACAGCGCCATCAATGGCAATTTCAACATTTGCAGTTACAACGTCTTCGACAGGTGTCTCAATTGAATAGCCTGAGACATAACCTGAAAACGTTGCTTGAGCGTCTTCGCTGCCTGATACCCACTTGACTGCGAAAACCTGCTTGTCGCCACTATCAAATACAGACTTTAGCTCGGTGTGACTTGCGTCACCGCAGACCCAGTTAAGTGTGAGCGAAAGAGTTCCAGAGTCTTTTTGGCCGACCAGCTTTTGCTTGTAGTCTGTGCCAAATTTGTTGTACTCAATAATGTTTGCAGAAAGCTCTAAGGTACCAATAGAAGCTACTTCAGCAATCTTAGTAGTGTTGTCGGCAGTAGTTGAAGTTAATGCCAGCATGTGAAGCTCGGTTGCTAGACCGTGGAATGGAGTTGCAATAGCCATATTTTAAATCCTTAATTTGTATAAATAGTTAAACTAATAATATTCCGATAGAGCTTGAGCTCTTCTTCATATGTATTTATTGCTGAGGTGATTTGGGCACTGGTTACACTGAAAGTGCCCATTGGGCCGTGCATGCCATTTAAGAGCTGATCAATGTGGCCACTGAGCTCGCGCAGTGTTTCGTAACTTGGGCTGTAAACAAGCAAAGTAATATCGTGCCGGATTACTGTTTCCATTGACCCAGTCTGCGGCGCACGGTGGCCTCCGCTAATTTCAAAAACAATAGAGGTTGTTGTAGTACCCTGTGGGAGGCGCAAAGCGTAAATGTTGTTCCCTACGGCCGCGATAATATCAACATCAGTTAGAAGGTGATTACGAAAGTGTGGATCAATCATGTGCGCTCCTCACAGACCATTTGTATCTCGCGGTTGTTTAGTTGGACGTTGGCCACCGCAGTGATTTCAAGAGTCATACCATTCAAAACTAAAAAGGCTGATCTCGGGAGGGCGGCTAGTGCTGCGTAATATCTAAACCGCAAATCAAACTCTGTTTTAGATACTACCGTTTCGCCTGTGGAGTATTCTCTGCGAGGCTTAGTTGTTGCGCTGCACGCAAATACTCCAAGAGAAGTTGCACCACTCTCAATTTCACCAAAGTGGTTGGGTAATGCGTTTGGGATAAATATTTCGGCCTTGTTGTTTAATTTTCCAGCTCGCATGTCATCACCTCAACTTGTATGGGTGAAGGAGATCTTTTGCAGCGATCACTGGCTTGAGGGCTTTGATATTACTTCCGACAATCTCGTTCTCCCGGTTCTCCCAAAGACTGGCTGCAATAAGTAAAATCGCCATTTTGATGGGGGCCGGAACTGCTGGGGAGGCTGTCCCCACGATATGACTCACATTGATGACATCAACCTCATTGGCAACATCAACAGGCCACTCTGTTCCCATTGCTGGGTAAATGTGGATTCGACCATTGCGCTTGAGGACTCTGTATTTCTCAGAGGGTAATACGACAGGCACAAAATGGCTGTCCATATAAGTTATTGATGTCACAAATTGACTGACACCACCATCTAAAATAAGTGGCTGCTTTTTATTACCGTTAGTTTGTGGAAACCTATCAAAAAACTGCGTCATCGCCCGAGTGATAAACATTCGTCCGGTGTATTGCTCAGCAAAATTTGTTGCGGCTTCAATCATGGTGATTGCCATGTTGAGCTCACCTTGATCCCCTGTTGTGTAGACAATATGTTTGAAAAACTCATCCGTCGTAACCGGGAAAGTCGCTGGCGATCCAGACACAACAACTGGGACCGCGTTGGCTTGAACCCATTCCGTTGTATAGAACTTTAGCTGTTGAGCTTCAAGGTCAAACCACAAATCACCTTCGAGCGCGTCAGTGGGCTCTGTAGCTGATACGGTTGTCCCACGGGATTCCTGTTGCAGGGTTGTGATCTGCGCCGCAATTACGAGAGGGTTGTCACTAACTAATGTCGGAGCATTTGTGACGTCTCCGATGTACAACTTCGCGTCGGCTGAGTTGTAGAACATAGCTCCTGAGAGCAGGGTTGCCGGGACGTGTCCGACGACACCCGACCTGTTGATTTGAACTTGTGACATTGTTTGTCCTTTCGTTGGTTACCTTAGCTACCGAACAATACTTGCAAGATTCAATTGATCTCTTCGGCCTCAGTGTCATCGACAAGACCTTGATTGGATGAAAATTGCGGGAGGTCTGTTGCAAAATCCGGGTGTGAGACGTAACTCTCAACGCTGGTGCATCCCAGTTTTTCTTCAATTGCCGTATAGCCAAACCTATCGAGCTCAGGTTTTCTGACAAGCTGCCGTTGTTCGATTATTTTATCTTTATGATGCTTAGTCATAACATCTTTCATATTTTTACCTCGGAATCATTGCAAGATACTTGCTAAAGATTTTCTAGTTGAGTTATGCGAGCCTCTAGCTCTTGAACAGTTTTGACGAGTAGCGGTACGAGC